AATCAATATAATTGTCTGTACTCTGTAATTCTAAACTAGGATTAAAAAATACAGTAATTTGTTCCCATAATTGTAATTTTTGATCAGTGTTGGTTGTCCATAAGTCTGCTGAGAAAGTAGCAAGATATGGAGTAGGCATAAGCCTTTCTACAGTGTAGTTGCCGCCTTGACCCCTACCGTAAATTTCAGTACTATCGTCAAAACTTCGTTCTCTAATATTAACTTTACTTACAAACGTTGGATCCTGCACACGACTTCTATCATATTGTAAATCTTTAATGTAACAAGCAATAAAAGGAGCACTTTGTATAATGTTTTCACTATTTTTGTTTATGATTTGAGATACTTGTCGACTTACATCTCCATACCTTACAGGTACTTCAACTAGTTGACCTTTTGCATCCTTGTAACTAAAGTTACTCATTAATCTCATAAATTGTGTGAGGTATCGTTTAACCTGCCCGTCATAGAAATAATCCATCAATTATCCTTTATAGGTTTTTCACCTGTTAGATAAGGTAAGCTGAACCATAGTTGGAACCATGCCGGCGTGCCTGGTTTAATATTATATTTTTTCATAAGCTCGCCTTTTTCGTTACCAGTGATACTTATGTTACTACCTTCGTAAGGCTGGTAGCCTTTGAATTCTGTTATTCCGGCAAGACGTTTTAATTCTGCTAGTTCCATTAATTATCTGCCCTTGGTTTTAATGCTTTACTGAGTGCTTGTTTTTGTTGAATAACTCTTCCGTCAATTGTTGCAGTATTATTATTATTAACAAATGTGCCTCGTTGTGTTAGCTTAACATCTTTGCCTTGATACGGTGCTCCTATTGCAGTATCTTCTGTACCGTGCTTAGTAAGTGTCATTCTTACATTATCTTCGTACTTGACCCAACGCTTACCGTCATATCTAAATAATCGATTTGGAAAATAGTCAGTACGTAAATGAAATTGCCCTTTACTGGCACCAGCTGGAAAATTAAGACCAAAGGAATACGGTGCACCGTTTGCAGGAGTAATATCCTCAGTCATATAACCAACATAAAAATCTTTTGAAGGATTTGCTAGCGTAGAAGTTACATTAAGTCCTAGTTGATCAATAGTTACATCTGTCTCCGAAGCATCAAGATAATCAACTAATCCATTTTCATCTAACGGAATTGTAAATAGATTTTTAGTTTCATATCCACTTAATTTAACATCTTCTTCAGCTTGAGCAACAATAGCACGATTAATTTCAATGCTTTTATTGTAAGTTGACATAATGTCTCTTAACGTAGATCCATCGCCTGCACCTGCATCAGCATCAAGAATTTCTTTAAATTCTTGACTATCGACTAATGGTTGACATTTTGCTCTTATCAAATGCGGATACCATGTTTGACTAAATCCAGCAGCCGCTCTTGTTACATCAGTAACAACATAATATCGTTTTAAGGCAACTGTTGCATCATCTAATGCATATTCATCTTTTAAATGGGGCAATTCTAGTACATCACCTGCCATAAGTTTTCTACCTAAATTACCAACAGTAGAGCTTAAATGAAATGTTACCATAATATTATCGTTTTGTAAGAATAACCCGAACTGACTTAAATTAAAATCAATATCTTGCATGGTATAAATTCCACGCATTTGATAAACATCGGGATCATACCGTCTATCTCTATTTTCTAAAAATATAAGGTCTTGTATTCCTAATTCACTTATAGGGTTCGTGTTAACAGGCACACCGGGAGTAGAATTTCCAGCGTCCGGATTAACAGGGCCTAGATATTTGTGAACAAACACATCAGTTCCGCCCACCTGAAACTGTTCGTTGATTGTGCGGTCTAAAAATTTAAAATCATTGCCCTTTTCGGGACGGTACAAGGATAAACGTGACATAGTGACAGTATTTATAGCTAAATATTCGTATGAACGATTCTACAATCTCCCGACAACAAGTAATTGACTACATTAAATCCTTGCTAGGTGAAGGAATGATTGATGTTGAGTTAGAACCCCAGCATTATAATGTTGCAATTGACAGATCTTTGGCAAAATTTAGACAGCGTAGCCAGGCAAGCACTGAAGAAAGCTACGCATTTTTAACCTTACACACAGATATAAACGAATATATCCTTACTCCCGATGTAATGGAAGTAAGACAAATATTCCGTAGAAGCGTAGGAAGCAGGAGCGGCGGCGGCGATGGCGGGACAATGTTTGAACCGTTTAACCTAGCCTATACAAATGCTTACTTATTAAGCTCTAGCAACATGGGTGGCCTTGCTACCTATTATGCTTTTGCTAGTTACCAAAAACAAGTAGGTAAAATGTTTGGTAGCGAGATTAATTTTTCGTGGAATCCTACATCCAAAAAGCTAACAATAATACAACGACCTCGTGGGGAGGAGCAAATATTATTATGGATATATAATCATCGCCCTGATTTTGTATTGTTCCAGGATCCGTATGCCGGTATTTGGCTAAAAGATTATGCCCTAGCAACATGCAAAATTATATTGGGAGAAGCCCGAGAAAAATTTCAAACGATTGCTAGCCCACAAGGCGGCACTAGTTTAAATGGTACTGCCCTTAAAACAGAGGGAAAAGCAGAAATTGAACAACTTGAAATGGATCTTATAAACTATAAAGATGGTGGAAAACCGTTGACATTTGTCATAGGATAATATATATTATAGTATCCCAGGAGATGCTATGATTATTGGTTTTGTAGGTTTTATAGGCAGCGGCAAAGATACAGCCGCAGATTATCTAGTTAATTTTCATGGCTTTCGAAGAGATAGTTTTGCCAACACATTAAAAGATGCAGTAGCACATGTGTTTGGATGGGATCGTATTATGCTAGAAGGCCGTACCAAAGAAGCACGTGAGTGGAGAGAACAGCTAGATCTGTGGTGGAGCGAAAGACTTAATATTCCCGTGCTTACTCCCCGGTGGGTATTACAGCAATGGGGCACAGAAGTTTGTAGACACGGATTCCACGATGACATTTGGATCGCTAGTTTAGAAAACAAACTACGTACTAGCCGAGATAATGTTGTTATCAGTGACGTTCGCTTTCCTAACGAAATTAGAGCAATTCATAATGCTGGCGGATTAACTGTACGCATTAAGCGGGGTGATGATCCAGAATGGTACGATGCCGCAGTAAGCGCAAATCGAGGACCTGATGGTAATGCTACTTGGAGTTTAAGTAAATCTAAATTAGAACAATTAAAAATTCATGCAAGTGAAACAGCATGGGTAGGCGGAAAAATTGATCATATAGTGAACAACGATTCAACTATCGACGAGCTGTTTAGCCAAATTAAAAATCTGGTAGAAGGTCACCCTGCTTCCAAGGTAAATTGAGATCTTGCAGTATGCGTTGACAGTTTGCACATACGGTTTTTAAATTTGTTATTCTGCAATTATCAAGATTGCCGTCTACATGATAAACATTAAATTGCACTAGATGCTTACTACTATGCCCGCATTTATCGCATTTATTTTTTAACCGATACCCTGCCCGATACCATTTAGGTATTCCATCTTTAGCACCACGAGCGCAGTGGTCGCATTTACTTCTATAAAACGGCTTTTCTTCTTTATAATAGTTTATAGCCACTGGTCTTTTACCACAGGTTTTACATAATTTTCTCATCAGCGCCCTTTTCATGCCCTTTTCGTTGTATTTAAGTCGGTAAAAATTGAGGCCTTCCGCTAAATATAACAAATGATAATCCATTAAGGAGATACCAAATGGCAATGAGTTCAGCAGGCGTACAAGTAAACGTAATTGATGAAAGTTTTTACACTTCGGCAGCACCGGGGACTACTCCCCTTATTATTGTTGCATCAAAAACAAATAAGACTAACAGTTCCGGTACTGGAATAGCACCGGGAACTTTGGCTTCAAATGCAGGCAAAGTTTATACCATTACAAGTCAGAGAGATCTTTCTGATACGTTTGGTACTCCATATTTTTACACTGATTCAAACAGTAATCCTATTCATGGCGGAGAACTTAATGAATATGGTCTACAAGCGGCCTACAGTACGCTAGGTGTTACCTCTAGAGCCTACGTAGTAAGAGCTGATGTTAACTTATCCGAGTTGGTTCCAAAAACATCTGAACCAACAGGATTACCTGCCGCTGGAACTTATTGGATCGATACTACAAGTTCAAAATTTGGCATAAGCGAGTGGAACGCAACTACAAAGGTGTTTATTAATAAAACTCCTCGAGTAATTAACGATGTTACATTATCTTTATATGCTGATGCAAATAGAGTGCCGCTTGATAGTTTTGGAAATCAAGGCGATTATGCTGTCGTAGTTTCTAACGATAATCGCTACACAATGTACTTTAAAAACGTTGACAACGTTTGGGTTAAATTAGGTAGCAACATTCAAACTACATTTGGTAACCCAATTGTTGATCCAACATTTGTAAGTAACTGCTGGCAAACTAGCTGGCCCATTCTAAAATGCACTCCTAGTAACGTGTCTAACGGAACAAGATTTTCTATCAACGCTATTGATATTATAATTAGTGATCCATCACCAGATGGGATTGCAAGAAGTATTAATGCCCTTGCTCCTAATGCAGGAGTTGGTGCAAAATCAGACGGCACCAACTTTTATCTGTATGCTGATGCATCGGCACAATCAAACCAGGCAGCGGGCCCTGATGGGAAAATTGCGATTGCGGCGGGGGTCGGCTCGCTTGCTAGTTTAGGTCTTGTAGCAGGAACATATGGCCCGCTAAAACTAACAATTGCTCCGCATTATCAATTCCCCCAATATGCATCTTTGGGAGTTGCTACCGGCAGCGTATATGTTAAGACAACAAGCCCTAACAGCGGTGCTAACTGGGTTGTAAAATATTTTAACGGAACTGCGTCTGTTTGGGAAACAGTAAATGCTCCAGTGTTTAAAAATTCTAGAGAAGCTATTAAATCACTCGATTCTTCTGGCGGTACAAATATTGCGGCAGGAAAATTGTTTATTCAAAGTGATTATAATGAAGGAAACGGATCAGCGGCACAGGCAAATATTAGCAACTTTAAATTGTATCGAAGAGTTACCTCTGCTCCTACAGTTGTAACAACAATTATGCCTAACACTTCAGGATTTGCTATTGGCGCAACATTTATAATTTCTGAAACAGAACCAAACAGTACTACATTAGGTAATCCAAAAACTGTAGTAATTACAACAAGCAGTGTTGCAGGATTTGCAACCGCGGTAAGCGCAGTTGGTTTAAAATATGTTACCTCTACATACGATACTGTATCAGGAGTATTAAAATTAGAACACTCGTTAGGCGGCGAAATTTTCATGAGCGACGGAATAGATACTCCGTTGTTTGCGGCAGGATTTTATGATACTGCAACTAACACATATGCTTCAAATGTATACCCTACAGGGCTGTATGATGGGTTTGCATTAAAAGCAAGTAACTGGAAACCAGTTGAACTTTTAACTTCTGTAGTAAAATCATCTGCACAGGCCCTAACTACAGCGCCAGCAGATGGGACATTATGGTATTCTGCTATTCAAGACGAAGTTGATATTCTTGTACATAACGGTACAACTTGGGCAGGATATCAAACAGTATATCCACTAGCTAGTCCTAATGGACCTATTATTAAAGCAACTTCTCCAGGCAAAGATGACGGCCAAAGTGACGGTACTCCATTAGTCGACGGCGACATTTGGATTGATAGCAGTGACCCAGAGAAGTATGGTCAGAATGTCTATGTATGGAGTGCAAGTTTGATCAAATGGATTAAACAAGATCTTACAGACAATACAAGTCCAACTGGATGGTTATTTGCTGATGCCCGTTGGAGCACTAGCGGAACTTCTACAAGCCCTGCATCTATTAAGACATTATTAGGAAGTGCATATCTTGATCCAGATGCTCCGGATCCTACACAGTACCCACAAGGTATGAAGCTTTGGAATACACGTAGAAGCGGCAACAACGTTAAACAATATAAAGTAGGTGCAATTGACATTACTGCCGATAACGGTACTAACCAACGTTATAACGACGAAGTAATGGACGGATCTACAGGTAGCGCCAAGTATGCAACTGCCCGTTGGGTAAGTGCTTCTGGCAACAATGAAGACGGATCAGGAAAATTTGGTCGTCACTCACAACGTGGGTTTGTTGTCAAGAGTCTTAAATCGTTAATTGACACCAGTTCATCAATTAGAGATACCGATACAATGGTAGTTAATTTACTAGCATGTCCTGGATATCCAGAAGCAATTGCCAATTTAATAGGCCTAAACGTAGCTAGAGGATTAACTGGATTTGTTATTGGAGACACACCATTTAGATTACCTGCTACAGGTACCAATCTACGTGAATGGGGTGCAAGCAATACTGCACTTGATAACGGAGAAACTGGATCTGTGTCTTACGACGAATATATGGGAATGTTCTATCCAAGCGGATTTACTACAGATAATAGCGGTAACAACATTGTTGTTCCGCCAAGTCATATGGTATTAAGAACAATTGCTATGAGC